ATCATTTCTTAGATATGTTCCCGGTACAGTAGTATCTATGAATGTATCTATTTGTGCATGAGTATTAGATCCTACATTTAAGATGTTAGTATGATTTATAGCTCCTTCTGTAAAGTGAATCGTGCCATCAGCTATATGAGCATTGGTAGCTGTAGTACTGCCACTGGGCCATAATAAAGCACCGGTCATTGTATCGCCAGTAATATTTACATAGCGACCATCGAGTACTCCTACTCCTGGCGTTTCGTGTCTAGGCATCTGGTTACACCACCAACCATGAGACCCTCTGGTTTGCCTCAGAAGCGATTACCCAGACTTTATCCACACGGTCTATTTCAATAGTTAAGCTTTCACCTGCTCCAAGTTCAAAGCCATCTGTAGCATCAGTAGTGCCAGCTGTTACACCCTCTTTACCTACATAAACTATACCGGCATTACCAATGGAGGCGCGAATAAGAACACCTATTGTAGTAGCTGTCTTCCTTGTGGATAACTGCTCAGCAGTGGTGTCAATATCTCCATTTGCCCCATGATTAAAGTCCTTTATTGAACCCATTTTACTCCTTTGCTGCTTTAGAGACTATATCTATGAACTTTTCCTCGTGTTCTATTTTCTTCTTTTCATCATCGGCTTGTATTTTATTGGCCACATCTTCAGGCTCTAGTGACTCAGCTCCCAATATTTCAAAGGAAGTTACGATCCCACGATTGCCTTCAGTATTAAAGTCTTCTCTTTGGGATATAACCTTAACACCAAGCCTAATATTATACTTACCACCAACTCGCCAATTCTGGCTAGGCGGTAAAACATATCCAGTTATCTCAGCTGTTGACCTTGTTTCTGGTTCTTTTGGTATTGTATCTTTAGACTCCAACTTCGCCTCCTTCCGCACCCAGTCCTTGTGCTTGTTCTTCACCTTCTATGTGAGTTAACATTCTTCTTGCGTATTCGTCATCTTCTTGTGCTTCATCCGCTTGAGAAGCTGCAATATGGACCATTGTATGTTCTTTCGGAGCATCTGGTGTTGGAGGTAGTTCTTCGCCCATTAACATTGCTTCGTTCTCTGTTTCAGCTAGTGCAGCCCATTTCTCCATCTCACCCTCTTCTCCTGGCTCTCCTTGAGGTTGTTCGCCTTGTGGAGCACCTTGCATACCTTCAGCGCCTGGAGGCATTGGCATACCCATACCAGCGCCTGGTGTTCCTTTAAGGTTATCAAGCATTGCATCATTGAATGCACTCTGTTTAGCTTCTTGTACTACTGATTTAATATCTCCGAACTCAATTGCCTTTAGATATGTTTCAGGACCAATTATCTTACGATCAATGAGGTTATCGAGTCTCATTATCTTACCCTCTTTTGTATAAGCTAAGCCGGACCCTATTGATACACTAACCCTATTCTGATTACCTACTATAGATGTTCCTTCTTCTAGCTCTTCTCCAGCTTCAGCGCCTACTTGACCCTTAATCTTGAAGTTATTAGCCTCTCCATCTTTAGTGGTCTGTATTTGCCTAGCAACTATATACTTATTAGCTACCATTTCTAGTATTCCTTCACCTAGTTTGCTAAGACATTCCTCAATGTTATCTTTCAAATCTTGAAGGTTGTTAGCAGATTGGGCCTTTAGTGATTCAATAGCTACACCAGACTTAACACCAACTGGAGCTGCACCAAGCATAGCGTCTCTAACACCTGATATTTCTTGGAAGTACGCGTTACAACGCTCAATCTGCCTGTATAGATCAGATGATAGGTTGCCCATATTCAGTGGTGTAAGCTCATATCCCTTCTTCTTGGTAATGATTTCACCATTCATGTTGGTTATTTTAGATACTCCAGATCCTTTATCTGTTATAAATCTGCCCTTATTCACAATGTTATTGAACTCAACTGCTTATGATTCTAATCTGTTTAATACTTTCTGTATTGGGATTAGGTTCTTAACGTAACCCTCACCGATTAGTTCGTTGGGATTATTGTCTGATGAGTAAGATATAATTGGGTACTTATTGTGCTCTGTCTTCTCATCTCTTAATAGGTGTCCATCAATCCATGAAGCTACCCATACCTCTGTATCTGATACTGTTTTAGCTTCATCACCCTCGCCTATATCTTTAGTTGTTTGTTTTTTGTACCAAGTCTCGTGCAGAATAACTGACTTTAGTTCCTTATTGCTTGCTTCACTGTTAAGGTATTGGCTTTTAATTAGCATGTCCTTAAAGGCTGATGCTGAGCGCTGGGTATCTCCAGATACTTCATAATCTTGTAGTGTCTTATAATGTTTATTGTTTAGAATATCTTGGATAGGCTTCTTCACTGCTATATCTACGAATCTACAATTTTGAATATCGCCTGTCTCCATTCCAATAGGATCAGGGTATACATCAAATGGGTCACGGGTCCAGACATCTACCTCACCGGCTTGGTTGTCTAGCCCTGTAGCGTCCTCATCCCATCCGTATTGGAAATAAGCAACACCATATTTCAGTGCATATAAACAAGATCCTTTTATCTTCCTTGGCATATTTAGATAATCATAGTAATAATCAAGTGCCTCAGCTGATTGTCTGCTTGAGTTTACATCTTCTTCTGATGTAGAGTTAGCTGTTACTTCCCATCTTGGTCTGTTTGATGTAGCGAAGTTCCTTATTGCCCTAAGTGTAGGGTAAATCTTATTAACAACCATTCTAACCTGACCTCTTGGTTGAGGTGGTGTAACTATTTGATGGGTGGATTTATTAAACTGAATGTAATGCTTGCCTTTGTAGAAGTTATCATATAGATACCACTGCCAATCAAATATCTGTCTATTCTTTTGAGCTGCTTCGTGCCACTCTTTGAGAACTCCTAAGAAATCCTCATTGGTCTTCTTTACAGCTTCTTCTGTTTTTTCAAAGCCTTTCATTATTGAACCTTACCTTTCAACGCATCCTCTGGTGATACTTCAAAAGGATCTACTAGAGGGCTTTCCTCTTCTTCCTCTTCTTCATCTTCTTTAGCAGCAACAGCTTGGTATTCTGCAAGCTCTTGAGGGTTACGTGATATTGCTTTCAATTCTAAATCTTTTTGTCGCTCATTCATCATCCATTCACGATATGCTATGTAAGCCAGAAACAGTCCCACTATTATAATCTCCATATTTGCTCCTTTATATTAAAAAACCGAAGACTCGCACCTTCGATTCTTTCGTTTGGCTTTGCTTATATTATACCATACTCAACGCTTTAATTATACTAATAATCTCCACCAAGCACATCGTCTACATATTCTTCTTCACCTGCTTGGATCTTTGCCATTACTATTTCATGAGCTGTACGTTTCTCTGGAGGTTTATAATTTTCAGGGGGTTGTAATCCCTCCATTCCATATCGTATTGCATCCATACAGTGATCGAATGTATCTTCTGGTGTATCTATTATCCTTCCATCCTTGGCTGTCTGCCACATGTAGTTGCGATACTCTTTAATAAGATTGAGAGAATGCTTTGTTACACTAATTCTATGGCTCTGCACCAGGTTTATACCCTGATTAACAGATCCTGGACCTTTTTGTGCCGGAAGAAGTTCAACTCCGTAACTAAGCAGTTCATCATTAGACTTAGGCTCTGCACTATCAGGACGTAATAAAATAGGATCTTGGTTATTCAAGAAATCAGCTAATCTCTTATTAGACATTCCTTTTTGGTAAAGCATCTCATTGAAGATGTAACCTCCATTATAGTAATATATATCTACAATAGCAGCTTCATCGTTAGAATAGCCATAGTCAAGCCCTCTGCGCTCCAGGCGAGCTTCATGAGGTATATCGTCAATAATATTCCAGCCTTTATATATCTTTCCTTCTACCTCTCCGAGTTGTCCAAGGCCATATACTAGCCACCAGTTCTTATTTCCTTTATGAGTTTCAATAGAATCTACAATTGATTGTGGCAGTCCTTCATTATCTTTGTAGGTTAAGATCATAAAGTCTACACCAGGACTATCTTTAACTTCAGTATAAAACCAAAATTCATTTGTAGGATTCCAGTCACACCATATAACATCAGATGTTCTTAGCTCTAATTGTAGATAAGTTTCATAGAGAATGTTGTTTGCTTCATTGATAAATAGTCTTTGTCTTCTTGGCCCACGAACCTTTGATGGCATATCTGCTGAAAAGAATTCTATTTTCCAACCACCAAGGAAAGTATAAGTTGAATCAGTACCATTCCATTGTTTGTCATCCCAGTACTTATGATCCATCATTATATTTTTAAAGTCCCTCATTGCTCCACGCTTTAAATGAGGCATTGATTCTGAAACTATTGATGTCAACCCATTATGTTCTTGAGACTGAGCATAATCTATTTCAATCATTAAAATAGATACTGTCTTTGAGGCTGATGTACCTCCTGCTATCCCTCTTATTCTATTCTTTAACTTTAGCAGCTTTTGAGTTGCTGTTGTCCGGATGAACACTGTCACCTCCTAATAATGGAATCCCTAAATCTTTACCATCTTTACCTGTTAGTTCTGTCTTGTTTGTAGCTCTACCGAATGTGCGATCCAATAAGCTATCAATTGCTATATTGCTTGGCTTCTCTGTTGTAATGAAATAATACTCATCCTTATTATCTTCAAGTTCTCCGGCTAGGTATGCTTCAATTGTAAATCTATCAGTAACTAAGATCGGTTTACTTTTAGTACGAGACTTACCCTCTTTAACTGTCTCAATGTAATAGAGATAAGATGCACCTTTTGCAATAGATATTTGAGAATCGAGTAGCCTTTGAGAATTACGGAGAACCCTTTGCCTTATCTCATCCTCTACAATCTTTTGCTCTAAGGTCTTCTTATTCATCCCGCCTTTCTTACGTCCTGAACCTGGTCTTTTACCACCATTCTTTTTCTTTACATCTTCTATCTTTTTCAGTTTATCAGTTTCGGGCTTCTTTATTTTTGTTAAGTCTTTTTGTTTGTCTGTAGCCATTATATATACTCCTTTATATATTCTAATCTATCTTCAGCTAGGGCTAAGTTTGATAAGGATGGCATCCACACATCTTCTTCTTCTAAGATGAAGCAGTCCATATACTTCTCAGCTTCAAATATTTCTTCCATCTGTTTTCTTGTTAAGCTCTTACAAAATGCCTTTGCAAAGTCGTGGTCAAAGAGGATAGCTTCAATTGACTTTATGACAAGTTCGCCATTCTGTCTTTGGTGCTTCCACCCATTCTTCTCAGCTTTCTCTATAGCTTTCTTTAGTATGTCTTCAGATTTCATAGTACTATTATACCACTTTCTTATTTAAATTTTATCGATACAACTGTCGCTTGCGTCAAACATTATATCTGGAATTATCTCTGATCTTAGATATTCCTTACTTATATTTTCTAATTCTGTGAACGACATATTTCTATGAAGATAATTAAGGGTACACTGACAATAATCTGTTAGATCTCCGTCTTCGTTACATCCCTCCATATATCCTTGATCAAATGTATTTACTTCTAGGCTGCTATTATTTTCAACACCACTCCCGGCAATTAGCCATATTACCCATATACCTATCAATACTGAAACTATTATTGTTATTGCTTTTTTACTCATATTAGTTCTCCTTACTTAATTTTACTGCTCTTGCCATCAACTTAACCATATTTTCTACCACTTCGGGCTTTGATTTCATAAATCTAAAATCACATGGAGTCTCTGCATTACACATATCAATTGTTCTGATTAAATCTATTTTATTTTCACCGATATTTACTTCTAACGAATATTCATTGTTTGTTAGCCTATATCTGGTGAATCTTTTTTCTACTTTCATAGTCCCTGCTCCTGGATCTTCTTATATCTCTTTATCATCTCTATAGTCTTTTT